GAAAACTACATGGGAGCGGAGATCGATGCGGCGAAACTGGCGGCGAAATACCTTGCCTTCATCGAGACCCCGGACCCAGCCGGAATGCAGTCTGGCCGCCTCACCTACGAGGAGAATTCCGAAGGCCGTACGAAACCCCTGGAAGAAATGGAGAACGCCATCATTGAGTATCTCCAGCCGGGGGAGAGGGTGGATATTGCGAAGCATGAGCGGCCCGGAACGACCTTCCAGCCCTTCGTCAAGTTCGTATTGACCATGCTCTCCGTCGGGACGGGAGTACCCTATGAACTCCTGACGGGGGATTATCAGGGGCTTAATTTCAGCACGGCCCGTATTTGCCGGAACGACTGGTCGCAGATGCTCCGGCCCATCGCCGTCCGCCACATTCGTCAATTCTGCGACCCGGTGTTCCGGGCGTTCTTGGATATGGCAGTTCTTTCGGGGCGGATCACTCTCCCCGGATATTTTAACAACCCCCGGCTCTATTGGGAACGGGAATGGCAGCCCCCTGGAATGGTAGCCGTTGACCCGCTCCGCGAATCCAAGAGCCAGATCGAGTCAATTGATTACGGCCTCAAGAGCCAGCAGGAAGTCGCCAGGGAACGTGGCAGGGACCTTGAGGACATCTATCGTGAGATCAAGGCCGCCCGCGACATGGCGAAGGAGTACGGCCTTGAATTTGTCAAGCCAGCAACCGCCGTGAGCAATAATCCCGCGGCGATAAACAAGGAAAGTGAGGAGGAATAACAGATGCCTCCAAAAGAACAAGAACTGAATTACAGGGCGGCTCCCATCGTCGGGACAGACGGGGGGCCGATAGCATGGGACGACGACACCCGTTCCGTCGAGGTGATCGGCGCGACGGAGGACCCGGTAACGGTTTGGGACTGGGACCGGGGCCTCGTCAACGAAGTGCTTCTTATGTCCGGACTCGAAATGCCGAAGACTCGCAAGGTTGTCCTTTTGGACAGCCATGACCGCTACTCCACCCGTTCCGTCATCGGATCTTTCCGTGAGATGGACGCGAAGGGAGGTAAGCTGATCGGCAAGGCGTATTTTTCCCAGACCCCGGAGGGCGAAGGCCCGGCCCAGAAGATCCGCGAGGGCCACCTGACAGACTTTTCCGTTGGTTACCGGGTGATGAGGAAAAAATGGATCGAGGACGGCAAGACGACCGAGATTGACGGCAGAACCTTCAAGGGGCCGCTCCAGGTGGTCACTAAATGGTCGATCCGGGAGCTTTCGGCGGTGCCTATTGGCGCCGATCAAGGAGCCAAAGCACGGAACGAGGGAACGAATATCGATAAATCGGAGGATACAAAAATGGACGAAAAACTCAGAAGTTTTCTGGAAAGAAGCGGACTGGCGAAGGACGCCACCGAGGAGGAGGCATGGGCCTACATGGAAACCCTCGGCAAGAAAGAGGAACCGAAGCCTGAACCCAAGGCGGAAGAAGTGGACGTTGACAAGATCAGGCGTGATGCGGTCGGTGAGGACCGGAAGCGTATCAGTGAAATCGACGACATCTGTACCCACTATAAATGCGAGGACATGGCGCGGGAACTCATCGTCAGCGGAAAGACCGTGGACGAGGCAAGGAAGGCCGTCATGGACAAACTCATGGAAAGAATCGCAGAGCCCCCGAAATACTCCGGGGCTGAAGTCGGCATTTCGGATCGGGAAAAGTTCCGGGCCGCCGCCGAGGACGGGCTCCTGCTCCGTGGTGGGGTGGCTGTGGATAAACCGGCCATCGGTGCCGCGGAACTGCGGGGGTTCACCCTCGTCGAACTCGCTCGTGAGTGCCTGAAAAGGTCCGGTCGGAGTCACTACGGCAACACCTACGAGATGGTGGGCCGGGCCATGGTGACGGATGACTTCCCCTATCTCCTGGCGAATGTCGCCAACAAGTCCTTGTTCCAGGGATGGGAAGGGGCGAATGAAACGTGGAGTATCTGGTGCGGGACCGGTTCCGTGCCGGATTTCAAGACGGTTTACCTCCCCCGTGTCAGCGAGGCTTCCGACCTGGAAGAAATCGCGGAGATGGAGGAATACAAATACGGCAAGAGAACCGAGGCGCAAGAGACGTTCAGCATCGCCACCTATGGGAAGCTGTTCGCCATTTCCCGTCAGGCCATCATCAACGACGACCTCTCCGCCCTGACGACCATTCCCCAGGCACACGGTGAGGCTGCCGCCCGGAAGGTCGGGGATCTCCCCTATGCGGTCCTGACGGCCAACGCCGCCATGGGTGATTCCGTCACCCTGTTCTACGAGACGACCCACGCCAACGATGCTGGGTCGGGTTACCAGGTTCACCCCGATGTCGCCGCGATTGCGGAGGGCATCCGGGCCATGAAAGCCCAGAAAGACCTTCAGGGCCTCAAGAGGCTGAACATCCAGCCCAAGTATTTCATTGCCCCCATCGCCATCGAGGGCGAGGCGGAGGTGTTCTTCCGGAGCGAGCGGTTCACCGATGAGTCAACCGTCGCCACCGACAGTTCTCTCGCCGGTACAAGGGTCAACCCCTATGCCGGGAGTTATTTCACGCGGGTCTATGATCCCCGTCTCGATGACGACTCCGAGGATGCGTGGTATCTGGCCGGGCCGAAGGGGAAGACGGTCAATGTGTATTTCCTGAATGGGGTTCAGTCCCCGTACATGGAAACAAAGCAGGGCTGGTCTGTTGACGGCGTGGAATACAAGGTTCGCATCGATGCCGGCGCGAAGGCCGTGGATTATCGGGGTCTCTATCGGAACGAAGGGACCGCGACCTAAAACGATCTTTAACAGCTAAAATCCGGGCTCTCCCGAAGGTCGGCCAACCTGAGGGGGACGCAAGAAATAACAAAGGGCGGCAAGTTGGTGCCAACTCACTAACTGCAGCCCTTTTTGTTTGCCCGGTCAAATTCAGGAGGAACAAGCAATGGCTGACAACTTGATTATGAAAGAAGGCAAGTATCTCAATGTTGCCGTGACCGCAAGCAAGACCTCCGGGGAGATTGATCTTCTCGGAAGCAAGTTCCCGGTCGTGCTCTTGACCGACAGGGACAGCACATCGGGTTACGCGAGCGTGGATGTCGGTCCCGCCGTCTACGACCTCTCGGTTGTGGCGAAAAATGCCGATGGAAATTCCGCAGTTGCGGTCTGGGATCGGCTCTACTGGGACACCGGACAGAGCCCGGATGCCCTTTCGAAAGACGACTCAAAGATTTTCTTCGGGTACGCCCTGGAAACGGTGACCACCGGCGAAACGGCGACGATCAATGTCCTCAAGTGGCCTGCCCCCGATGCGGTCGGTGCCGGGTCCATCTTGGCAAACGCCCTCGGTGACGGTCTCTCCGGTGGTGCCGGAACCGCCCTGACCCCCGCCGTGGATGACACCACCATCGAGGTCTGTGCTTCCCCGGTTCAGCTTCAGGTGAAGGCCCTCGGCGTTGATACGGCCCAGCTCGCCGCCGATGCCGTTGACGGAACCAAGATCGCGGATGATGCCGTTTCCCTCGAACACCTGGACAGCGGGATCACCCCCGCCTACCTCGTCAAGTTCGCCGGGAATGAAACCATCCTCGCCTCTCCTTCTCCCGATACCACCACGGAGATCACCTGCGTCGGAATCGCTGAAACGGACATCGTGATCGCCATGATAAAAACGAATGGCGGGAGTCCCAAGGTCAATTTTGTCTCCTACACAATCACGACCTCCCCCGGCTCTTTCACCCTGACCACGGATACGGCCCCGACAGCCGATGACATCATTTCCTGGATGGTTCTGAGGGCTGCTGCGTAAGCGAAGGAGGGGGCCATGTACAAGAATCACGTCCTGAAAGCATCGGCAAAGACCCTGGAAGACGGGTCGGTTACGCTCGGGAATCGGGGTCATGAGCACCTGCCGAACCACCAGATTTCCATTGAGGTATCGGCGCAGCCGACCGGCGGGACGCTGAAGATCGAATACAGGTCCCCCGGGTCAACTGGTTACGTCGAAATCGAGGGAAGCCCGATTGACCTCACCGCCCTCAATACGGCGGCGGCTTATCGGGCCGACAATCTTTATGTCGATTCGTGGAAGTTGACGCCGACCAGCCTGGATGCGGCCAAGACTTACACGGTCATCATTACGAGTAACGAATAATGGACGAGCGACCCCTCCAGATCCCGGCTCTTGAACAGGTTTACCTGGTGCCTCCCGAACTTGTGGAGCCGGGGTCCGCTCCCCTTTTGGATGATAACGGCCAGCCGCTTAGGGGGGACGATGGCCGGGTTCTTTACGCAAGCTGATGGGTATCCGGTCTGAAATAGCGGAAGCCCTCCCGGAGATCTTCACGGACATGGGGGAGGACGCCACTTATACCCCGGTCCTGGGCGACCCCCTTGAACTGAAGATCTTTATTGACTTCGACGTTCAGTTTGAACCGGGAGACCTGACGGCCCAGACATGGCAGACCGGAACGCAGATCGAAATACTCCTCGAGGACGTTGAGGCCGAACCGTCAAGGGGGGCGACATTCCTTTATGACGAAACGACATACACGGTTCTCAAGGTCATTCAGAACGACGGATTCACGGTCAAGATGGCGGTGAAATAGTGGCGGACACGATCCGGGAGCAAATCATCAAGGACTTCGTTACCCGCGCAGAAACGATGAGCGTGGCGAATGGATACAACTACGAGTATGCCGACAACGTCATCCGGGCGAGAGTGGCAATTGACCCAACAGAGATTCCCGCTGTCGTGATCCTTCCGCAACAGGAAACCGTCTCCCGGAAGTATGGATACCATGAACACGTTATGCCCGTGCGGGTGGAGGGGATGGTTGAGCCCGGCGAGGACGACGATTCCGTGGCCGCCGAGAAGGTTATGGGCGACCTAATTAAGTGCTTTTCCGCGCCCGATTGGTCGATGTCCCCCGATTACATGGACGATATCGGATACACGGAAGGCGGGACGGGTGGATATCCAGAAGTGGATGAATCCATTGTCGGGGCTTTTATTGTCCTGACGGTGAAATACACTACCGTCATCGGTGATCCGACGAGCCAGGAGGCGACATGAACCCTCTTATTGTCGTCGGTTCCGCCCCATGCACCCAGGAAGACCTGGCCTCCCTGCCCCCGATGGAGGCCGACTATATGCTGATCGGATTAGACAGCGTTGAAAAGTACCTGGGCCATGTCCAGTACATGGCGACCCATCACCCGGCGGAGATTCAACAGACGACCGAAAGGCGTAGGAAGGCCGGTGGAAACACGGACTGGCGGACCATTTCACATGAGAAGCGTCCCGGCGTGGACATCGTGACCCCGTTGAATGGCAAGCCCTCCGGATCGTCGGCCATGCTCGGGATATTGACGGCCCTGAAACTTGGATACAATAGAATCATCTGCTGTGGTTGCCCCCTGACGGGCGACAAGAAGTATGAATCCTTTCACCGGGGATGGACTTCCCGCCTGGACCTCATAAAAGACAATGTCCGGTCCTGTTCCGGTTGGACCCGGGATCTCATCGGGGAACCGACGGAGGAATGGCTGAATGGCTGAAGCCGCTGTCGTCATACAGGTAAACAAGATGCAGTTGGATGACTGCTATTCCCTCTTGAGCTACATCAAGAACGGCACCGAAACGGTCCTCATCCGGGCGATCAATAAGACCCTCGCAGGCGCGAGAACTGACGGGGTGCAGATCCTATACGACCATTATAATCTGACAAAGACCCGTATCCGGTCCAGTTTCGAGATCCCCCAGAAGGCCGCCAGGGGCCGTTTGTCCGTCAAGGTTCTGACGAAAGGGAAATCCGTCCCTCTCATCGACTTTGAGGCCAGACAGACAACGAAGGGCGCGTCATTCAAGATCTTGCGAACAGGGCTAAGGCAGACCGTCCCCTATATGTTCGTGGCCGCGGGCAAGAAGACGGGCGAGAAGTTTGTCGGGGCGAGGAAGGGAGCGATGCGAATGGGCCGACCCCTCCGGAAGATCCCCTATGCGAAGTTGCCGGAAAAATACCGCTACCCCGTGCGGAAGCGATACGGTCCCAGGATACAGGACTACCTCGGTGATCCGGGGCCATATTCGGCCTGGCAGGAGAAGGTCGGCGCCCGACTGGATGGCCACATGAAACATGAGGCGGAATACCTTATTGCGAAAAAGTTACAACCCGGCGACGGGTACGACACTATGGCATAGGAGAGAGAATGGATGCATTGACGGCAGAGTGGAAAGAGCGGTTTGAGCGGGCATGGGACCCGGCGGGGCAAGGGAAGTACCGCATGGGAAGCCCCGGGCAGAGGCTCGCCCCCAGGTTTCTTCAATATGTCCCACAGGGGGCGCACATCAACGAATACGGTTCCGGAACCGGTCGCCCGGTTGTGGCGATAAAAAAACTCCGCCCGGATGTGTCCGTGACTATGATCGACCTGGCCACCAACGCCCTTGAGAAAGAGGCCCTGGCCCTCGTAATGGGCGGGGAATCAAGGGTAAACTTCATCGAGGCGTGTCTGTGGGACCTCCCCATAGACGTTCCGATTGCCGATTGGGGCTACTGCGTGGACGTTCCCATGTGCGTTCCCCCGGACCGACTGGACGACATTCTCCGGTCCATCCGCGTCACCTGCCACAACCTGTTCACTCAGGTCTACGATTGGGCGGACATGAGGCTCGGGATCAATTACACCACGATTCAAGAGGGCCCGGAATGGTGGCTGAAAAAGTTCAAGCAGTTCTGGCCCCAGGTGGAGCGGCTCGTTTCGACGGAACACAAGCGGCGGTATATCTTTGTTTGCAGAGAGGAAGCATGAAGGTAGAAATCGGGCCAAGATGGAGCAAGATCGGCCATAATTGGGTGACTGTGGACATGGTGCCCGGTCCCCTTGTCGATCATATTGCCGACTGGTCTGAACGCCTTCCCTTCGAGGATGAATCCGTGTCCCTCATTTACGCCTCCCATACGCTTGAGCATCTCTGGTGGTTCAAGACGGTGGATGCCCTGAAAGAGGCCTATCGGGTACTGAGGCCCGACGGTGTACTGGAGCTCCACGTCCCCGACTTCCGTAAGCTGATTTGCGCCTATATCATGAGAGAACCGGCAAGTGATTGGAAATGGAACAATCCGGACGGCGACTTGATGAAATGGATCAATGGCGTGATCTATGCCCGGAATGATGAGGAAGGGTGCCAGCATCACGCGGTATTCGATAGAAATTTTCTTTTCGACTGTTTAATAGATGCCGGATTCAGGAAAATTCAGGACGGCGCACCCGTCCGGGGGGCCTCAAAACACCCGGAAATCGATCTCGCTGTAACGGCGGTGAAGTGATGAACTTCATATCTTACCCCCAACTGGCAAGGGACGTGAGGGATTGGTCAATGTCCATACGCCGTCCCGGCATTGTCGTGGGGGTGGAGCGGTCGGGGATGCTCCCGGCGACCATGCTGGCGAAGCAATGGAATGTTCCCGCCCTGACGACCTGGGAGGCGAAGCAGACCCCAACCCCCGCCGGCGGATTTCTCATCGTTGACGATTCCTATAATTTCGGGGGGACGATGGCGAAGGCGAAACACGCCCTCAAGGACCAGAAATACAGGACCGCCGCCGTCTATGTCGCTGACGAAAGCGCAAACGTGGACCATTATTTCCGTGTTCTCCCGCAGCCCCGGATCTTTGAGTGGAACGTCTTTCATCACGACATCATGCAGGAATCATGCATCGATATGGATGGGGTTATCTGTGAGGACGTTCCCATTGGGTGCAACGATGACGGCCCCAGGTATGCTGACTTTCTCCGGTCCGCCCGGCCCTGGCATATCCCGTCCGTGAAGGTCGGGGCAATCGTCACCGGGAGGCTGGAAAAATACCGCCCCCAGACGGAGGAATGGCTGGCCCTTCATCATGTCAAATATGGCCGCCTTGTGATGATGCCGTTTCGGAAGCCGGAGGAGAGAAGGTCCTACGGGATAGAGAGGTTTAAGGCAGAGGTCTATTCCGATGATAAATACAAGCTGTTCATCGAAAACGAGGACAAGCAAGCCCTGATGATTTCTGTAAAAACCAGAAAACCCGTCCTTCATGTCGGCCCCTTTGAATGGAGGCTGGTATGAAGGCGTTGACGGTTTGTTGTCTGAAGCAGGGGACGAAATACGGGCCGGAGCGGGTCAACGTCCTCTACAACATGGTCAGTCGCAACCTGTCCCTGCATTATGACTTCATCTGTCACACCGACGATGACAGCGGGATTAATCCAGTCGTGGAGTGCTACCCGATAGAACACGGGCTGACGGGCTGGTGGGGGAAGATGAACCTCTACCAGGAACGGCCTCTCGGAGTGGAGACGGAGCGGATTCTGTTCCTCGACCTGGACGTGGTTATCACCGGCTCGCTGGACGACTTGGTGCGGTTCCCGTCCCATCATGCCATGATCCGGGATTATCCCGTGGGGATGTATCCGCCACAGACCGAGAAGTCAAGGCACGGAAACAGTTCAATAATCCTCATGACCAGGGGCCGGATGGTTCATATCTGGAAGTATTTTTTGATTGCGCTCGGGGTGAATGGGACAGGCGTGAGCCAGCAGGGATTTATCAATCGGAATTTTCAGAGGGACGTTGACCTGTTGCAGGATGCCATGTGCCGATCATACAAAATGCACCAGATGAACCCTCATGACGCTCCCGGCGAGAATTGCCGGGTGGTCATGTTCCACGGCAAAACCAGGCCGTGGAATTTTAAGGCCGGGTGGATAGCGGAGAATTACAGGTAGCTCTTTTCGATAATTGACAACGGTTCCGGGATGGCCGTCCCGGTAAGGCAGAAATTAAGGCGCTGGTTGGAGCGATCCACCGGCGCCTTTTTTATTTTGAAGGAGGAAATGAAAAATGGGAAAAGCCAACACCGCAGCCAACGCCTCTTTGTATTACGAGGCCGGACAGACCCTTGTGTCCAATGTCGCCATGACGGACAGCGGGGATCACAAGAAATTCACCACCGCATCCGCCGCCGTGTGGTCGGACAGGTCGGGCTTCGAGGCCTCCGTCCGTCCTGACGGCCTTATTACGGGTGGCGTGATTACGCCGGATGTCGGGACGAGTGACTCCGTGGATGTCGCCGCCCTGACCTGCTACCTCGCAGGGGTCCTGACCTCCGTGGACGCCGCGTCGGTCGGCTCCCTGGATCGTCCGAGCGCATCCCCGACCGGACTAAAGATCATCGTGAGCATCATCGTCAATTCCTCTGGCACCTTGGTCAGCCTGGCCGGAACGGAAGGGGCGAGCTTCTCCACGACCCGCGGAGCGGAAGGGGGCCCTCCCCTCATCACCGCCGGGGCCATCGAGATCGGCCAGGTTAAGCTCAATTCCTCTACCCCCGCCGAAGTGACCGCCGCCGAGATCTTCCAGGTCGTTGGTTCATCGCAGGAGCGGTGGGACTATCCCACCTGGGCCGAATACCCCGAAGGCGAGAACGGCGGATATGGCTACATTCAGCTCGTGGAAGCCCTCCCCGCCGTCCATGCGGGCTCTCCGGCCACCTACAAGCAGGTGTATATCGAGTATTACACGCCCGTCTTCGCCATGCTCGACCCGGTGAGCGATTTCATCCCCCCGGAAACGAGTCACAGCCAGAAAAGCACCACCGTTTACGGCGGGGCTCTCGGCTCCTCGGAGGCTTCCATCAACCAGGGGTCGTTCAAGGCGTTCCTGAAAACGGGGGTCACAGAAAACCTCCTGACCCTCAAGAATGAAAAACTCTGGTTCAAATTTTACCCGGACAGGAACTCCGCCCCCTACGTCCTGGCGCAGGGAACCCTCGGCATTTCCAGAACCTTTCCGGCCGGTGATTCCATCCAGGCGAACTGCACCGTCTCCGCCGTTTCAGCGGCGCAGGAAAGGGCCAGCTAATGTCTTTCGATGTCGATAAGTTCATGGGGACTCAGTTTTCCCCCCGTGAAAGCAAGGTAACCCTTCCCGCCCTTGCCTCCTTCTTCCCCGAGGGCTCCGACCCGGTGTT